TCAAGAAGATAGTACAGAGATTCTTCAAGAAGGGCTACCAATCCAAGGTAAATGTGGAGCATTCTACCCCTGTAGATGGGGTCTATATGTTTGAATCTTTCATCATTGATCGGGAGAAGGGCATCATGCCTCCCAAGGGGTTTGAAGACATCTCAAATGGATCATGGTTCGGATCTTTCAAAGTAGACAATGAGAAGATATGGAATGAAGTGAAGGCAGGTACTTTCAAAGGCTTTTCTGTGGAGGGACTTTTCCGTTATGAGAAGACAAATAAGGTGATCACCCAGGAGGAACAGATCATGCAGCAGATCTTCAAAATTCTATCCCAAATTGAACAAGATTAATTAACTAAATATTTACAATTATGAACGCAAAAGAAGCACTAGTAGAAATCAAAAAACTACTTTTCTCAGAGGCAGAAAAGCAGGCAGCCTTCGCATTGGTTGAAGGTAAGCTAGTAGATGGCACTATGGTAGCCTATGATCTTGAGGCAGGTTCGATCTTTGTGATTGGTGAAGATGGGGCACAAATCCCTGCACCTATTGGAGAGCATCAGCTAGAATCAGGTGAAATAGTAGTAGTCCTTGAAGAAGGTAAAATTGCAGAAGTAAAGAAGGCAGAAGAAGAAGCTAAAATCGAAGTTGAGATTGAGGCATCTGCTGAAGAAGTACCTGTAGAAGAACCTAAGAAGGATGAAGCAATGGCAAAGGTAGAACAAGCCATGGGTGACCTTGAAAAAAAGGTAGAAGAATTGGTTGCAAAAGTTAAGGCAATGGAAGAAAAAGCAGGTAGCGTAGAGGAAGCGGTGAAGATGTCCGCAGTAGTCCTTGAGTCTCTTGCAAAAGAACCAAGTGATAAAGCAATCACAGCCCCTAATCAATTTGCAAAGCAGTTGAAAGTAGAAAAAGTAGACAGGTATAACAGCCTTCAAAACGCATTTCAAAACTTAAAACAAAAATAAAATGGCACTAGATTTATCAGGTTTAACAAACTATGTAAAAGAGAACGAATTGCAGTTGACTTCTGCTGCTATCTTCTCAGCAAAAACTGCTTCTTTGATCGAAGCACTAGGTAATGTTCAGGTGGGTGTGAAATCCGCTGAGACTATTAACATCATGACTACTGATGCAGTATTCCAAGCAGGTGGAACTTGTGGTTTCAACTCAAGCGGAACTACTACTATCACTCAGAGAACCATCACTGTAGGAAAGATTAAAATTCAGGAATCAATTTGCCCTAAGGCATTTGAAGCTAAGTACACTCAGAAGGCTTTGAGAGAAGGTTCTACCTATGACTACATGGCTTATGGTGCAGAATACTCTGCTCAGAAAGTTGAGAGAATTGGCGCAGCCCTTGAAACTGCTATTTGGCAGGGAGATACTACTTCAGGTACTGCTAACCTTAACAAGTTCAATGGCTTTGCTACTATCATCAATGCTCTAGGTTTTGGTGGTGCAGGTGATCCAATCAATGGAAACTCTGCCAATGTTACTACATTGACTACTTCTACTGTGATTGCTGCTGTTGATGCGGTATTTGCTGCCCTTCCTGCTGAACTATTGGACAAGTCTGATGTAGTTATCTTTGCAGGTAATGATACTTTCAGAGAGTATGTACTAGCTTTGAGAAACGCTAACCTATTCCACTATCCTGTAGATGCAGCGAACATGGAGTTGATCATCCCAGGTACAAATGTGAAGTTGATTGGTGTGAACGGATTGAATGGCACAGATTACCTAGTAGGTTTGTCAATGTCAAATATGTACCTAGGTACTGACCTTTTGAATGAGCAGGATCGCTTTGAGTTATTCTATGCTAAGGAAGCAGATGAAATGAGATTCGTAGTAGAATTCAAAATGGGTGTTCAGGTAGCATTCCCTGACCAAGTAGTGTTTTGGAAGAAGTATGTTGCTCCTTAAATAAAAAAATTGGGGAAGATGGTGGCGTCTTCCCCTTCACTTTATAAATAAAATATAAATATGCCTTGTGCCTTAACTCAGAGTTACACACTAGACTGCAAAGACAGTGTAGGTGGTTTGACAGCAGTATACTTTGCACCTTATGAAGATTTGGCTACAGTAACCATAGCAGCAGGAGTAGTAACTACCTTGACTATGGATGCAACCAAGAGATTCTACAAGTATGATCTTGTGAAAGAATCTTCAAACTTTGCTGAGGCTGTCAATACGAATGTGCAGAATGGTACTATTTTCTATGCCCAAACACTCGAAATTATTCTTAACAAATTGCAAGTCAACACTCGAAATGAAATAGTTCTTTTGGGAAAAAATAGACTTGCTGTAATTGCGACAGACAATAATGGAGAAAATTGGTTTTTGGGAATAGGTAATGGTTTGGATTTAACAGGTGGAGGAAGTGCTTCAGGTACTGCCTTCGGTGATAGATCAGGATATACTTTGACCTTCACAGGTAATGAGAAAGAACTCTGTCCAAAAGTGACAGCAGTCATTCCAATTACCTAAATATTTGGTTTGTTGTTTAGATGTGAAAGCACCCTCAATTTTGGGGGTGTTTTTTTTGTGTACATTCTAAAGGCTTTTTGTATTTAAAGGTATGGTGATAATTCAGAAGGGGGTGAATAGTGTGATCTACATAGCCCTATTTGACAAAAGAGAAACTAGCAGCAATTCCTACACCTTTCTATTTCAGAATGAAGTGACAAAGGAGGAAGTGACTTTAACCCTTACAGATGTGAGTGACTTCAAGCAGAGATCTTCAGAGTTCAATATCTTGGCAGCATCTTTCACTAATGGGACTGTGGGCTTTTGGAGGTACTATGTAACCCAAACGGGTAGCGGTGCTGAGATTATTGCTACAGGAAAAATGGAATTGACTGCACCTGATCTATCTACTACAGGAGTGGTGAGATACAACGGGTACAATGGTAATTATAAGACCTATACAACAGCATGATAAAATTATTCAAGTTTGATCAAGTGCCTCTGCCCGTTTACAAAGAAGTAAAAGGAAAGGACTACATCTACTACGGGGAAAAGAATGACTACCCGAACTACCTACTTCGGATCTATAACAATAGCGCAAAGAATAACGCTATCATCACGGGCAAGGTAGACTACATCTGTGGCAATGGGTGGACTGTCAAGGCTGAAGATGAAATGCAGAAGGCGAAGGCATTCGGCTTGATTGATCGGATCAACACCAAGCAGGAAAGCCTAAACGAATTGACAAAGAAGCTAGTGACTGATCTATCCATCTTTGGAGGCTACTACCTTCAGGTGATATGGACAAAGGGCACGGGTGAGATAGCAGAACTCTATCATGTAGACTACTACAAGGTGAGAACAAATGCAGACAATAGTGAATTCTATGTGTCTGACAATTGGATCAAGAATGACAATGTCAACCCTAGACCTGATTTTGATACCTACCCTGCATTTGATCCTAACAATACCACAGGCACACAGATCCTATACTTCAAGGAATACAGAGCAGGAGCGAATACCTATTCTTTGCCTGACTACAGAGGGGCTATCTCTTACATTGAACTAGATATCTCTATAGGTGAGTACCATTTGAACACCATAAATAACGGGATGTTCTCAAGCAAGTTGATCAACTTGAACGGAGGGAAGGTATCCCAGGAAGAAGAAGATAGAATTGAAAGACAATTCAAAGACAAGTTCTCAGGATCTAAGAATGCAGGAAAATTCATGTTGGCATTCAATGACAGCAAAGAGAATGAACCTTCCATCATTGACCTATCAGGGACTGAATTAGATAAGCACTTTGACCTACTAAATAAGACAGTACAGCAGGAGATCTTCACAGGTCATAAGGTGACTAGTCCTATGCTTTTCGGTGTTAAGACTGAAGGGCAGCTAGGGGGTAGATCTGAAATGAGAGAGGCTTCTGAGTTATTTCAGAACACCTATGTGAATTCAAAGCAGCAAGCCCTAGAGGAAGTAGTGAACTACCTTTTGAAGTTCAATGACATTATAGCTGAACTTGAAATCAAGAAGACTGAACCTATCTCCTTTCAATTCACAGAGCAGATCATCAGCACTAACATGACTCAGGATGAGATCAGAGAGAAGCTAGGACTTGCACCAATTGAGAAGAAGGAAACAGCAGGAGCGCAGGACATCATCAACTCATTGAATAGCCTATCCCCATTGATTGCTACCAAGGTAGTGGAGTCTATGGATGTGAATGAATTGCGTAGCTTGATAGGTCTACCTGTACGGACTGAAATAGTGACACCTACAGAAGTCATCACAGATCCTAATCAAGGATTCTCTGATCACCTCCACCTTG